TCACTGTCTGCTTTGGACACTGGCCAGACTGGCAAGCTGTATAGATCATGAACTCTGCGAACAAGGATCACCTTACCTCTCTTGGGTTTAGGGTATGTTCCCGAAACAGATTTCGGGAACATTTGTCAACCATTTTGCTGACATCAGCAAAATGGTAACCGTCTCGCCAGTCATCTCGACGGTGAGACGGTAGGCGGCGGGAGACTGCTCACTTCTTCGGGTCTCTCAGAGACCTGCGGTAAGCTGCGATTGCGTAGATGATTGCGGCAGCAGCGTACATGGTTTGCGGGATAGACGGGTCAATTGAACTGCCTTTCACCGCTTGATCGGTTGCGATCTGGGCTACAGGAACGATCCATCCATAGTCAGGGTTGATGACATCCTCGATACGCATGTCATCAGCCCTTTGGTGCTGGTGGCGTTTGGCCAGAATTCAGGTAGATAAGCGTTTGGGCGATCCCGAACGCCAAAGCCATGCCCAATGGGCTGGTGGTTGCAATAATCGAGTCAAGGTGTTGGCTTAGAACGCCAAGCGCAGTTATAGTTCCTGCAAGAGCCATGCGGATAATTATCGCTCTGGCTTGCTGGGCGTTGATTTGTCCAATCCAGTCGTTCATATCGGAGTCCTTTAGATTGGCCTTGGTTTAGGTGGTACTGGGATAACGCTGGGATTCCAGACGTAATTTGGATCGTCCAGATAGTTCTGAAACACTGGTGGAGGCACATTGACGAGCTGGGTGACCAACTGGGCGTGCCGCCTGGAATCCACTGAATACCGTTCGATTGCCTTTTGCCGTGCGAGACGTTTTGCCATTTCTTCAAGGCTTGGCTTTTGTCTTTTCATGAACCAGTCGAGTAATTCACGTCCGGTCATTTGGATAGCCCTCTTGGAACGGTAAAACAGTGGCCCAGTACGATTCCAACACCGAGTGCAAAACTGAGACTGTGCTGATTCACTTCCCAGATCGCTTCAGACCATGTCACGCCGCCAGACTGCCACTTGATCAGATCAACAATCAGCAGCACGATTGCAACCGTGATGAGAAAGACAAAGTTCTTGGCGGCAGTGCTGAAGGTCATCAGATTGGCCCGTTAGCTGTTCCGTTGGATGTTCCGTTGCCGTTGTTTACAGGCCAAAGTGGTGGTAGGCTGGCGAAGAACTCGCCCACCGTAGGGACAGCCTGAGTACCCGCCTGAACAGCCTGAACCATGCTATAAAACAAGCTCCAGATTGAGTCGCGATAAGCGATTGCGGCATCACCTTCAGACTTGTAGGTCGTGATGTTGCTCAGAGTCCAGCTTGTGGCTGAAAGGATGGAATCGTACTGCTTTACCGAAACTGCCTGGTCGAGAAACGAGCCGATGCCGTTGCCGATTTCGGTGAGCCTTTGAATGACGTATGCTTGCTGTTCTTCGGCTGTCAGATCAACGACAATATAAACATCGGTTACGGTAAAGCCATTGACTGCGAAATGCTGATCAAGTCGTTGGGTGGCAGGGTTGTACGCTGGGATGGGCGATGGGGTGTACGGGTAATAGCCGTATGTGGCCAAACTCGCATCGTCGAGGGCGTTGAAATTAGATACAGTCGTGAATGACTGTGGTAGCCACTGTGGGCCGGAGATTTGACCGTTGGGACTGACTTGGCAATACTGCATGACTGCTCCTTATGACATAAACGGGGTGAAGTTTGCGGTGTAGAGGGCTTGACCCTTGTAGATGATCAGATTCTGGATCTGTCCGTTGTATTTGATATTGCCGTTTGACGGTGCTGGGTCCCATCCAATACGTGCGACCTGACTGCCTTGAAAGTTGCTGGAATTCGTTAAGGTATTTGTCAATGTCCCATTCAAAAACACCCTTAGACTTGTTCCAGAACGTGAAACTGCAATGTGCGTCCAAGTGCTGGTGGAGATAACAGATGATGCGACTAGCCCAGCAACACCGTATTGGCCTATATTTAATGCACCCGTACTTGCAAAGTAAATACAAAAGCTATTTGTTGCAGCACCAAGAAGGAATGAAGTCCCCGAAAACGAAGTTGGTTTGATCCAGCATTCTACTGTGAAATCGCTAGTCCCAAATGCCAAAGAAGTGTTGTCCGCCAGATCAATCCACTGAGATCCATTAAAGCCAACTGCTCCAAGAGTGTTTCTGGCAGATGCGGGGGCAACCCAGGTGGGCCTGTTTCCGCTGGTGGCTTGCGTTGCATTTCGGCCATTGCCTGACTTATCCGACCACTGGTAAACAAGATCGCCGCTCTTCTTAACCGCACTGCTACCAGCATCTGTGTAAAGCGTTGAACTGTCATCGCCAGCAAGCCATAACGCAGCACCGGAGACAGGCAGGGTTGTATTTGGGTTGTAAATGTCTGGTAGTGCCGCAGCGGGCGGCGCGAATGCTGATGTAAATCGAGCGTATTTGGTGATGCGGAGGTCGTCGATGTAGCCGTTTGTGTAATATGCCGCTGAATCAAATCCTCTGCCAATATAAATACTATTTGCACCAGTCGTGAAATTTGTCGTGTTGGACGCGCTATAGTAGCTTATTCCGTCGATAAATAGACGCAAGGTTCCGCCAGATCGGCAGGCCGCGAAATGATACCACTGACCTGTTGTGACTGTTGCAGAGGACTGCCTCATCGTTCCATCGTAAAAAGCCAGTTTCGACTGATATAACCCAAATGTAAACGGGGTTGCTGTAGCTGCCCCTCTGGTATCCAAGAAAGTCTGCTGACTATTTGCGTTCGCAGAGATGTACACCCACATCTCAATTGTGAAATCGCCTGTGCCAAATTGAAACGAGCTGTTCCCCGTCAGCGACAAAAACCCTGTAGAACCATTGAAGAAAGCTGATGATCCACCATACTTGCTCAGTGTCGTCGAAATAGTCGCGGATGTCGCAGTCACCGTCAGTGCATTCGGCCCACTATCCACAAAGTTCGTCGATGCGTTCGTGCCATCCATGTGCAGCAGGAGCGATGTGTAATTGTAGTAAGGATCGGCCACCGTGGATGATGCGGTTGTTGGCAATGCTGCTGTGGGAGGCGTGAAATTGGATGCGTATCGAGCGAATCGGGAGATACGGAAATCGTCTATGTAGCCATTTATGTTTTGGCTATTACCGTTGTCTCCAATTCTTAAGTTCCTTCCTGAAGTCACTACAGTGCCAGAGAATGTACCAGTTGCCGATGAAACTCCGTCCTTATAGACGACAATGCTTGTGCCATATCTTACAATTGCAATATGCTGCCATGTGTTTAAATTCACAGCAAAAGATATAACCAATTGGTTAGAAAAGCCTGTTGACGACATCTCTAACGTCCAATTTATTCCGTTATGATAAAACATGCAAGCGTAATTGCTGTATCCAAAAGCGGCGTCCACAGCATTAGTCTTAGGGGCTGGTCTGATCCAGAATTCAATTGTGAAATCACTAGACGACAGGTTGATAGCTGCGTTCGCTGCAATCGACAGGTAATCGCCCGTCCCATCAAAAAAGCCGCTTGCTCCACCGTATTTACTCTGTGTCGTGCTGATCTGCGTGCTACCGACTGGAGTCACCGTCAGTGCATTTAAACTGCTATCGGTAAACGTGGTCGATCCATTCGTTCCATCCATACTGAGCATCAGCGAAACGGCTGAATAGTAAGGGTCGCCACCATCTATGACAATACCTCCACCACCACCACCGACAGTCTTTTTGCTATTGCGAATAATGTTGGCTAACATCAGAAGTTTTGACCTCCAACGTAACCCTGCCAGCTTGTACCACCGTTTGAGCTAAAGAATGCGAACGAGTCCGCTTTGCCTATCGCCGATGTGATCGTTGGCGCAGTTCCACCCGCCCATTTGATCGCCGCAGGCCAAGTGACTGAACGTGGCGTTCCGTCTGCGGTGAAGATCAGGGTAAATGAGCCACCGGAGCCGCTTGCAGGAGGATTGGAGATCGTCAGGGTGGTGATCGCAGCGTTGAGGCTGACCGTGAAGATATTGGATGTTTCGAGATTCAGCGTCAGCGTGCCGGATGATATCGTTGGGCTGGAGACAGATTCGGAATAGTCCCGAAGTTTGGCTCGGATCAGCTCGTTATCCTGAAGGTTTTGCGTGCCTGTAAACGAGTTTGCACCAGCAGTGATGTATCCTGACGGGTTGCTTGTGCTGTAGCCGTCCGTGATGCCATAGCCTGATAGCGTGGTTGGCTTGCCAGTGAGGTTTGCAAAGGTCAAGCAGGATGTGGTGGCATAGTTGCCCAGAGGCTGATAAGTCGTGGATGCGTTGGCCGTGGTCAGGTAAAGCGTTAGGTTCGGCGTGCCAGTCAGGTTTGCATAAGTGAAATTCGCCGATGGTAATTTGGCATCCAGTGCGGTCTGAAGCCCTGTGACCTCCGAAATGGCATGATTGTGAGCGGATGGTGCAAACGCGATTGGCTTGCCTGTCAGGTTCGCATAAGTAAAGTTGGCTGTCTCAAGTTTGGCATCCAGTGCGGTTTGCAAGCCAGTGACGTTGGCAATCGAGTGCGTATGTCCCAAGACTGCGTAGGTGGCGTTGGCAGAGGATATTGTCAGGTATGGCGTCAGATTGGCCGAGGTTAAACCGTCTGTAATGCCATATCCAGCGAGCGTTGTGGGCGTGCCTGTGAGGTTGGCAAAGGTCAGGTTTGCGGATGTGAGATAAGCCCCGACAGCCTGATAACGAGTGTCAGCATAGCCTTGCGTTAGAATCGAGTCGGATGTGTAGACAGGCGAAATATTGAGGTAAAACAGTTCGGCTTTATTTCGTGAAGCCCTGATCTCTGTGCCAGTTCTTACGCCTGAAATGACAGCGTCAGTTGTGTGTTGGAAAGAAGTGTAACTACCTGGGATTCCTGTAAACCCGCCTAAACCTGTCGTGTTATCAAAGACCAATCCGTTCGTCATTTTGTAACTAATACTGGAATCCGTATAAGCATATTGGAATCCAATTGTAGACTTTAAAGCGGCCTGCTGAAAACAGATCCCCCTGTCAAAGCCAGAGGTAGGCCCAAATGCAAGCTGATAGTCTTGGCTGTTATCCCCTGTACCACCTAGGTTGCCTCGGAGCCGAAAATGTCCACCCTGAGCATTACCAGAGATAACCCCACTGCCAAGGTTGAGAATGGTTTGGGATGTTGCGTTACTTGCATTAATGAAGGCAAAGCCCGGTTGGGCTGCTATAAAAGAGAACTGTTGAGTGTTTGACGACTGAAAAGAAAGGGTAGACCCGTCCGTTTCGACGCTGGTAGCAGACTGTAGTGTTCCATTTGGGTTGTAAAGATAACTGCCCATCGCATATTGATCAGGGTCTAAATACGTTCCGGTAGACAACACCCTTTCGCCACGCAAGCCTATGTAGGACTTTTTAAGCCCGCTAGTGACATAATCGCCATTTACATAATAGCTTGAGTAGCTAGGGGCGTAAGGGACGCCTGTGTCAGTCAAGCCATATGTCGTGTTCGCAAGTTTTGGCTGAAACGTATTGGCTACCGACAGTACCCCATTGCCCGTGATGGACAGATTATCCCCAACGATGATTCCACCCAGCGTGGTATTTGTGGCTGGAATAGATGATCCGCTGATCCCGGCTGGCCCTTGAACGCCCACCGTGACAACAGTGACAGTCTTTTCGCCTGTGATTATAACTGTATCAGCCACGTGTCACCTCGGGTGAGACTGTCAAAGTCCCTGATATCAGTCTTTGGACAACACTTCCGGTCACGATTTCGAGATCGTAAACACCATCAACCAGGTTGGCAGTTGTGGCAGCATCCAAAGCGATTGCAATCACTCCACCGGTCGCGTTGCTGATTGACAAACAGGCTGAAGGAGTGGTCAGGCTCAATGTCGTGTTGGAGTTACTGTAAGATGTGCGAGCCATCAGCCTGGCACTGCTTCCGGTCAGGTTCACAGCGGTGCCGTTGGAGGTCCAAGTGAGCGTCCGATTGAATGAAGCGCCGGCCTCGATCTCAAGGTTATAATTTCCAGCCATCATTCAGCCTCCAGTTCCGCTTCAGGTGTCTCGATTTCGACAGGCTCTTTAGGTTCCTCAGCCTCAGCCTCTGGAGGCTCTTCCATCTCGCCAAGTCCGAGCGTTGCACGTGCTTCGTTAACGGTGAATATTCCTGCGTTGACGCCTGCCGTAGCGATATCCATCAGCGCTTTGCGGTCCACTGAAAGCTCTTCGATCTGGCTGGTGTCGAACCGCACACACAAAGATTGATCAGGCTGTGAGGTCATACCGTTGCAGGCAATCGGCAAAGTTTGCACCAGCCTGGTCAGCTCACCGGCCACCAGATCCAAGAAAGGAATCACAGCATCGCGCCATGATGCTTTGTTAGCCTCGACAAGGTTGCTGTATGTCTTGCCCGTGTCAGGCTGTTTGAGCGACATAGGCGCCCATCCAAGGACACCACAGATTCGAGCGGTCGCAAGGTCGGCCATCTCGCTCACGGACAAATCTTTAGGCGAGAAGCCCGGCGATTTGATATCCATTTCGGATGTCCCGACGAATGGCCTGCCCACAGCTTTACCACTCACAGCTCGTGCCAGGTCGGCTTGGACCTGCGACAATTGAGCATCCGAGAGATTGCCCAGTGTTTTTAAACTGACGATCAGTGATGGCACACCAGACCGACTGAGAACGGTTGTCTCATACTGGCCGATGATCTTCACTAGCGCCATTTCAGCCACAACAGAATCGAGCGTTGAAACGCCCCGGCTCTGAGCGTAGGTCGATCGCCCCTGGCGAAATGCCAGCATCAATTCTACAGGCACAGAGTAGTTGTACGACCGGCCCCAGTCGCTTCCCATGACTGGATATTCGAGAACTTCGTTGATGCTTTCGCCCATGACGGGTCTAAGGACCCAAGGCGATGGGATCGGCATCAGTTCGGTCACCGCAGTGCCAGCCGTGTTTGTGATTACTTGGATATAAGCGTTGCCGTTATCGCACAGGCTACAGTAAAGGTGCTCCAGAACTGTCGCATCCGATTCGCCGGGGCTTGGCCGTTGCCAGAGTGACTGCAAAGGGTGATAGACAGGCGTAAAGCCGCCATCCTCATCCCATCGGCCCACCTGCATGATCGCCTTGGTGGCGTTGCGCTTCATTGCCTGTATCGCAGCTTGAACCACAGACACTTGGTTGTACGGGCGAGCCAAGGTCATATAGTCGTTAGACAAGCCCGTCATCATGTCCACAGTCCATGAAGTCGCGGCAATGTCAGCGGTGTTGGCTGTAACGCCTTCACGCACCGACTTCGTGAACCGGCTGCGGATGTTTTCAAATAGTGTTGGCATAGTTTTCAGGAGACGTATCTGAAAGGCTGGATTGAGCTTAGATAGTTGAACGCATCGGCAGCAGCATCAACCTGGTCATCATGCTTACCGGTTGGAAACGAGCACAATTCGTCGATAAAGTCGCGATTCCAATCGCCCTTTTCCAGCTCGATGGAACCAGATTCAAAAGCAGCGGCCATCGGCATTGCCCGCACTTCTTTCGAGCCTGTGGGGCGTTTGCTGATGACTCCATAACCGATCAGATTACGTGTATCGTGCTGGACCTGATCGACGCCAGCCGAGCCGGGATCCTGTGCCAGGTGCACAATCGTTTCGCGCCCGTCGGTCTCGGCGATCTGGCGTTGGATTGTGCGACGGGTAGCAGGCGACCACTGGCCCCGTGAAACGTGCTTGATTCGGTAGATGTCGCCGGTCCTGTTCATCCACACACCGGCAGTGTAATCACCACCACCCACCGTGGCGGCTGTGTCCCATGCTCGGCATGAGTTGGAATTGGTTGGGATCGGCGATGGATCGACGATGCGAAACCATTCAGGCTTGAAAAAGCCTCCATCACGTGGCGTTGGTGTCTGTTGGTAAAGAGCGGAAAAAGCGTAGGAACCGACGGTCTTTTTGATCCGTTCAAAGTCTTCCACACTGTATCGTTCTGGCCAAAGCGCCTCACCAGGCTGGCGACCAATCAAGTCATCTTCCTCAGCGATGGCTGGCAGGCTGACCACATCCCATTGTTCGCCACCTTCATTGGCCTGTTCTAATAGCTGACCAGCCAAGTCAAGGCTATGCCATCTGGTCATAATCAGGACGATTGCGGCACCTGGGTGAAGGCGTGTGTACAGGTCGTTTTGGTACCAGTCCATGACGCGAGCACGATAGGTGGGTGATTCGGCTTCAGCTCGTGACTTCACTGGGTCGTCAATAATCACCAGGTCGGCACCATAGCCGGTCACACCCGATCCGACACCAACCGCATATAGCCCGCCGCCATGTTCGCTTGACCACTGATTTTGTTTGTTCTGGTCGTCGGAAAAGTTGAATCCAAACTCTTTTGCGATGCGTCTGGTTTGTCGGCTAAAAGTGCAGGCCAGTGAGTGGTTATAAGCCCCAATAATTACTCGTAAACCTTGATCCACCAAT